CTGTTATATTGAAGAAGGCAGCAACAATGTAATAATGAAGTTCTATGGTTTTAGTGAATCTAAACAAGCTGAACTATTTAGCATCTTTGCTATGAAGAAACTAGACTTTGACTACATACCCAATGATGCGTATAGAAACAAATCTATACACTAGATATGGATATTAAGATTCCCTATACACCAAGGAAACATCAAAACTTTTTACACAAGCAAATAGATAAACATAGATGGAGTGTGCTAGTTTGTCATAGAAGATTTGGTAAAACTGTTTGCATGATTAACCACCTTATAAAATCTGCACTAATGTGTAAATTGAAGAACCCAAGATTTGCCTACATTGCACCAACCTTTAAACAAGCTAAGAGTATTGCATGGGATTACATGAAACAGTTTACAGATAAGATCCCTTATATTAAATTTAACGAAACTGAACTTAGAGTTGATTTACCTAATGGTGCTAGGATAACATTACTAGGAGCAGAGAACTCAGATGGATTAAGAGGTATATATCTTGATGGTTGTGTTATTGATGAGTATGCTAATGTTCATAGCAAACTATTCCCAGAGATAATTAGACCAGCTCTATCAGATAGAAAAGGCTACTGTGTCTTTATTGGTACACCTGCTGGAATGAACAACAACTTCTACGAACTATATCAACACGCACAAGGTGCGGAGGATTGGTTTAACTATAAGGCAAAAGCATCAGAGACTAAGATTGTAGATGAAGAAGAGTTGGTCAAGGCAAAAGAAGTAATGGGTGATAAGAAGTACAACCAAGAGTTTGAATGCGATTGGATAGCTAACATTGAAGGAGCTATCTATGGAGATGTGATTGGCAAGATGGAAGATGAAAAGAAACTAACAAGAACACCTTACGATCCTTCACTACCAGTTTCTACAGCATGGGATTTGGGGGTCTCCGACCATAGTGCTATTATATTTTATCAGCAACTTGGAACAGCAATAAACATTATTGACTACCATGAAGAGAGAGGTCAAGGATTACCTTATTACATACAGATGATTAAAGAGAAAGATTATGTCTACAAAGATCACTATGCACCACACGACATTGAAGTTACGGATTTTGGAAATGGTAAGACCAGGAGAGAGGTCGCATATCAATTAGGAATAAGATTTAAGGTAGTACCAAAAATACCCCTTGAGGATGGCATACACGCCACTACAATGACCTTGCCTAGATGTTACATAGATACTGACCATTGCAAAAAGTTAATAGATGCGTTAAGACATTACCACAGGAAATATATAGATAAAGATAGAATGTTTAGATCAAAGCCTGTACACGATTGGAGTTCACACGCAGCAGATGCTATGAGGTATCTAGCGGTTGGACTACAAGAAATTAACACTAGACAAACTGCACCACAAAGTGTAGCAGAGAATGAGTATAGGATTATATAATTATGAGTTTTTTATCACCAAAGATGCCACCACTACCACCAGTTCAACCTTTGCCAGAACCACCTTCAGCAGAAGTCTCGGCAGAAGATAAAGCTAGGATTGCAGCAGAACAAGCAGCGGTAGAAAGAAAAAGAAAAGGTAGAAAATCTACTATTCTAACTTCGCCACTAGGTGTTGAAGAAGAAGCAGAAACAGAAAACAAAACTTTACTAGGATCGTAGTATGGAAATATTAAAAAAAATTTTTAAAAGAAAACTAAAAAAAATAAAAGAAGCAAACAACAAATTGTTAGGAAAAAACTAATGGCATATAGAGGTGGCGCATTTGATGCTGGTGCTGGTTCAAATTTTGGTAGTGAAAATTTTGGTGGGAATCAAGGTAAAAATAATTCTTCATCTAAAACTAAAACAAAAGCTCAAAAATCATATTCTATTTTATCAAATATATTTACAGGTTTATCTAACATGGTTACAGTTGGTAGACAACAAAATGCAGATGTAAAAGCTGGTCTTAGAGACCCAGCAGATTTTAGCACTCCAGGTAATGATGGGGATGGTAGAAATACTAATTCAGCAATACCATTAATATCAGCAACCGCACCAACTACAGCGGAAGTATCACAAGCAACAGCAACTGATGCAACAAATACTAATTTAGCAGAAGATGCTGCGTTAAGAAAAAAAAAAGCAAAAGCAACAGGAAGATCAATGACAATATTAACATCATCAAAGGGTGTAACTTCAGATCAAGGTTTAACTTTAGGTAAGAAAAGTTTATTAGGAGCATAATGGCTAAAACAGATTTAACTAGAGATTTATTATCAAGATTTGACAGACTAGAAGGTCAAAGACAAAATTGGGAAACACATTGGCAAGAGGTTGCAGATTATATGCAACCAAGAAAAGCAGATGTAACCAAGACTAGAGCTAGAGGTGATAAACGAATGGAGATGATATTTGATTCTTCTCCAATACAAGCAGTAGAATTATTGGCATCATCATTACATGGTATGCTAACCAATCCTGCTACACCTTGGTTTACTTTAAGATTTAAAGAGAATGATGTTGAGAACGAAGATGAAGCAAAAATCTGGTTAGAATCTGCAACCGCAGCAATGTACACAGCATTTAATAGATCAAACTTCCAACAAGAAATTTTTGAATTGTACCATGACCTAATTACATTTGGTACAGCAGCAATGTTTATAGAAGAAGATGATGATGATTTAATTAAATTTTCAACAAGACATATCAATGAAGTTTATATTGCAGAAAATGATAAAGGCAGAGTAGATACAATCTTTAGAAGATTTAAAATTTCTGCTAGAGCAGCAATACAAAAGTTTGGTGATAAAGTTTCATCTGACATTCAAGGAATATTTAAAAAAGATCCTTATGCAGAAGTAGAAATTATTCACGTTGTTTATCCAAGATCAGATTTTGATCCTAAGAAAAAAGATAAAAGTAATATGCCATTTGAATCTGTGTACTTAGAATATAAAAATGCAAATGAATTATCTATGTCTGGATTCAAAGAGTTTCCTTTTGTAATACCTCGTTACTTAAAAGCATCAAACGAAATTTATGGAAGAAGTCCAGCAATGACAGCGTTGCCAGATGTTAAGATGTTAAATGAAATGTCTAAGACAACTATTAAAGCTGCACAAAAACAAGTTGACCCACCACTATTAGTTCCTGATGATGGATTCTTATTACCAGTTAGAACTGTACCAGGTGGATTAAATTTTTATAGAAGTGGCACAAGAGATAGAATTGAACCTTTAAACATTGGTGCAAACAATCCACTAGGTTTAAACATGGAAGAGCAAAGAAGAGATTCAATTAGAAATGCTTTCTATGTTAATCAACTTCAATTGCAACAAGGTCCACAAATGACAGCAACAGAAGTTGTACAAAGAAATGAAGAGAAGATGAGATTACTTGGACCAGTATTAGGTAGACTACAATCAGAATTATTAAAACCATTAATTGATAGAGTGTTCGCTATATTACTTCGTAACAATATGTTACCAGAAGCACCAGAGTTTTTGTCTGGCAAAGATATAGAAATTGAATATGTATCACCACTTGCTAAAGCACAAAAATCTTCAGAGCTACAATCTATTATGAGAGCAATCGAAATATTAGGTTCACTTGCAAATGTAGCACCAGTATTTGATTATGTTAATTTTGATAATCTTGTTAAACACTTGGCAGACATAGTTGGTATGCCACAGAAATTATTAAAATCACAAAACCAAGTAAACGCAGAAAGACAACAAGCAGCACAAGCTGCAGAACAACAACAACAAATGGCTCAGATGCAACAAGTTGCACAAGCAGCAGGAGATGTAGCACCACTAGCAAAAGCGTTGCCAGAAGAAGCACAAGCTCTTGCTCAAGCAGAAGAAATATAATATAAAAAAATTATGGAAAAATTTAAATTAATATATTTAGACCCTTTAGCTGCAAGATTAGCTGCTGCTGGTTTTGAAGGTGGAGCTAGTAAATCTTCTTCTAAAGCAAAATCAATTTTAGCTAAAGTAAGAGATTTTAAAAGAAAAAATCAAAAAGCAATAGAAAATGCTGCTCAAGGTAAAAATGTTGTTTTTAGAAATATGCCTATAAATTCACAAATAAAAATTATGGACAAATTTAAAGATACAAAAAGTATTTTAAATAAAAGCGAAAACACTATAAAAAAAATAATAAGAAAAAATCAATACGATTAACAATTAATTAAGGGAATAAATATGAATTTAGGAAAATTTATAACAGATTTTGCCAATACACCTGAAGGTAAAAAAATATTTAAAAAGGTTTTAGAAAAAAATAA